TCCTTTTATTTTGGTTGCAGAGCTATAGGTATTGTCCTTCTCCCACATAGAAGCGTACTTTTCCTTTTTGCTCATTTTTCTGGTCATAAAGTGTTTTGTCCGCAGCCGACAGGAAATCCCACACTCGGTTTGGTTCCTTCGGAATAGCACAGACACCACCCACGGAAATCGTAAGCCAGGGTTCCACAGAAGAGTCTTCATTGGGAATCTCACATTCCCGGATGCCCATACATAGCTGTCTTGCATGTTCCTCT